GTTTTCCCGATTTTGACAAGCAGGAGGAAAACTTTGAGAGTTATGTCCTTCGATTTTTAGAGTTTGGCCTGGACAATTGTCTGTGCCCCCGGGAACTGGAGCAAGAAGCCCCTCCATCTTCTGTATCATCCAAGGCAATCGAAGAAATGCCCTTATCGGTGGAGCGGGATTCCTCAATTTCTTTGAGTGATTTTGCGATTCAAGAATATTGTGAACATCCAACAGCAGTTTTTCCTGAAATTTCATTGTAATAAGCATTAAATTCTTTAGCTTTTATTTCTAAAGGCTCATTAGTTATGGCTTCAAAATTTAAAACATCTATCAATTCTCCAAAAACGGTAATGTTAGGATATTTTAAAAGAATAGATTCTATCAATGGCTTATTTTCCCAGATATTTTCACAGAAAACAGCAGTATTTACATTCTTAAAGATTTCTTCTCCAAGTAAATCCATTGTCATTTCATCTCCACCTTTACTGATTTTGTTCGTGGCTTAAATTGAACGCCGTGAGCATTGAGCCATTCTTTGAATTGCTCCTTTGTTTCCTTTGCGTTTTCTGCTGGAAAAATTAAATCTACAGTAAATTTGTAACCGTATTTTTTAACACCCTCCTCAGAAGCCATATTTTGCGATTTTCGTCCTGTTTCTTGCTCGATGGTATAATTACCCCCTGAACTACTTTCTGACTCAAATTCAGGCTGATTTTGGGCGTAGAATTGATCCTGAGTATCTTGTTTCGCTTCTGCTTTAGTCCGTCTAAGCTCATCTGCGTCTGCATGTAGGATATCGATAGTATCCAAAGCAGAGCGCCCCTCTCTTAGCAAATCAACGTACTTTTCAGGCTTCAAACCTTTAGCTATCGCGATAGCGATCATTTCATCAATACGCTTTTTCAACTCGGCTTCCGCTTTAGCTCGTTCAGCTAATGCCTTATCATCAAGAATTGCTTGCAAAACATCAGCAAGTTTCGCTCCCTTGTCATAACTGCGAATGTAGACAGTAGGTCCGAGACCAGCTTTAGCTGCCACTTCTGTAATCTGGATAAGTCCAGCTTCACGTTGTTGCTTCTTAGCGGCTTCTTCTGCAACCAATCCGACAATCATCTTAGAAGTAGCTTGGTTGATTCGCACATTATCGGCCATAAAACACTTCTTCTTGCTGAAATCGTCAAAGTGAATAGCAAATAATTTGATATCAAGTTCTGTGCCACTTTCTGCGATTGCAGATTCAAAAGCTTCTCTGACCGTTTCCTTTCGGGCTTCTGTTTCCCTCTCCTTAAACTCCCTGATTTGATTATTAATGTCTGTCTGCAAAGTTTTGATAGGGTCTAATATGCTTTCAACCCAAGCCTTTGCTTCATCAAGAGGTTTAGAGTATTCTGAAAGCTGGTTTTTAAGTTCTTGTTCAATCTGACGCTGTACTCGTCCCAACTCGTCTTTGACTTTAATGTCATCTGATAAAGTTTCCTCTGTAACGATATAGCCAGTGTATTTCTTTTTGTAGGACTCTAAAGCTTTCTCCAAAACTTCTTTACCTTGGATTTCGATTTCAGCTGCTTTTAGAGTAAAACCAATCTCTAAATCTGTTGCTGGAACAAGCTCTAAGCTATCTGTCACATCTTTTAATTCTTCAACCATTTTAGAAATCCTCCCCTTCCAGCATGTCCATTTGACCATTTTCTGGCTCTTGGTCAATTACTACGCCTGTTTCTTCTGGAGCACCTAGCAAATCAGATAGATTGTCAGGTTCTGGAGGTGTGACGTCCTTCGCTCTCTTCACTTCGTTTACGTTGGAATCTTCGTTATCGGCAATGATAGCTTCCTGTAACTCCGTTGAGAGAGGAGCATATTTGCTTAAAAGCTCTTTGATAAGTGTTTTTTGAGCCATGGCATCAAATTCGGTTTTCCAAGGAGTTCCAGATTTAAAATCTCCAATCTGCTTGTCGTAGGTTTTAGAATATTTCTGAGCATGTGCTATGACTTTTTCTTTTTTCCAGAAAATCATCTTTCGAAATCCATTGATCAATTCCAAACTTGCAAAATATCCCTCAACCTCTCCGCTATCGACTTGCTCTTCTTTGAGGTGTAACGTGCCATAAACTTTGTCATATCGCAAAAATTCCTCTTTGTAAACGATGTCGCAGTTTATATTCCTGATTTGTCCGCTCCGTTGAGCTAGTTGAATGAAACCTTTGTACCCCATCTGGAATTGTGCTTCGTTTATTTTTACCCAAGTGTTGCCTTGCTTCTCGTTTCTGTTATACGGCACTATGTATGCCATTCCAAGACTTGGTTCAATCGGTAGTTTTAAAGTCGCTGCTTTCATAGCAGCGGTCATGATACTTTCATTGGTAGCTTTAGCTAGTAGGTTGTTGTTCGTTACGATACTAAGCAAACTGGCCACGAATTGCTGGCCATTACCGTCTAGCACTTCAGAAAATTTCTGTTTTACTGCTGGTGAGTTAAAAAAATGTTTATGTGTTAGTTCATTTGCCATTTTATTTTCTCCTTAAATCTTCGTTGTCAATCTGCGTCTAGCATTTTGCTTCAGGTCGTCCAAACCGTTTTTATAATCATCAATAAGCCCTAAATTGCTATCGATAAATTGCTTGACTACTCTGTTCAGCAAGTCTTGCGACGTAGAGCCTTCGAGTTCAGCTAAAACTCCAATCAACTCTTTTTGTTTCGGAGACATTTCAATTCTGATATAACTTTTCCCTTTGTTTGAAGGTATATTTGTCATTTTCTTCTCCTTTTTCTTTTAGTAATTAAACATTGTCCCACAGTATCCAGCTTCTTCTAATGCTAATCGGTTCAAATAGTGTGACATATCGCTAATACTCATTTTTCTAACCATTTTCTCGGTTAGATAATCGCCATCAATTTCTTCTCTCATTGCCTCTCTAAGTTCTTGTTTCCATTTTTTGTAATACAATCGTTTTTTCATTTCTTTCTCCTTTTCGTCTTCTTCAAATTCCAATTTTCACGCTTTAAGCGTCGATTTTCGTTTTGCAATCTCAAAATAATATCCTGTTGGTCGTTGATGATTTCTCCAAGTTCTCGGCCAAGATGAATATATTCAGCTCGCCAGTTATCAATCTCTTCGTGTAGCTCCTGAATCATACTTCATCACCCACATATCGACGTCTACCGCATCCGATATCCACATACTCGCTAGGGTCTAGTTCTTCTCGTGATTCAGGCGGTTGCATCATATCTCTGTCATAATCAAACATGAGCATACACCTTTCCGAGTTCCAGAACTCGTTTCACATATCTGGCCTTGGATGTTAGCCCAAGATCCAGCAATTCGTTTTTTTCTTCATGATTGGCCAAAAGCCATACACGGTTTTCAAGTTCAATTCTAGTCATTATCTGATCCTCAGCGTAGCACTTTCATAATCACTTTCTTAGGTTCTGGCAAAGCTAACGGCTCTGGCTTCAAACCTTCAGGTCTTTCATTGTCAAACGTAAATCCTTGAAACTCTCTGCGGATGTTTTGACGGATCTCCTCACGTTCAAGCTCACGACCGATTTCAACCGCTTCGTTAAACGCTTGTATAATCTTCGTGTCACGTTCTTCTAACTTGCGTTGTTTCTCAAGTTCGTGCAGTTCCATTTGTCGTGCTAAAATCCCAGCACCAATAAATCCTAAAATCACTGCGCCAGTTCCTAAAAGCTGATTAATTAATGGTGGTTCAAACATTTTTTCTATCTCCTTTATTTTGCTAACTGACTCTGAAACCGAAGTACATCGTTCAAGTCATATAAATACTTACCGCCTTTAGCATTTTGCTGATAGCGGAATTTCCCTGCGTCTCTGAAATCTTCGATTTTCTTACGACCCCAGCCTGTCCTTTCTTGAACATCTTTGATTGAAGCCCAGTTCGTACCTCTTGATACTCGTAGTTTAGCTTCAGTCATAGCTTTCACATTTAACTGGACAAGTTCTGCAAGCAGTTCATTTTTGAAATCTTCTCCAAACAATTCCAAAGCCATTGGCAATTTCCTCTCTTTCGTGTTATAATTTAGTTAGTAATTTTTGATTAGCGCCTGATTGCCGTCAGGTGCTTTCTTTGTTTTACATTAGACAGAAAGTCTAATCATTGATAGGCTTAATTTTTATTTCAACTTTCATCTCACTAAGCCGATCGATTGCTTCTTGCAATTCTTCGGCTTTTTTTGATACTTCTTTACAGGCTTCCTTTAGTTCTTCAATACCCGAAACTTCAACATTAAACCGATATCCTATTGGTCTCATTTCTTTCTCCTTTGTATTTATTTTTTCTACCCTCTCTTTATTTATTAAGAGAAGTAGGACTTGTTGTTAGTTAATATTTATTGTTATTTAATACTTGTTGTTAGTTAATATTTATTAGTGTAAAAAGTTTGACATGAAAAAGTTTGACATGAAAAAGTTTGACATGAAAAAGTTTGACATGAAAAAAACTTACATCTCAAAAGTTGAATCACTAATAGCTTTATCGAGTCGTTGCGACATGATATCAAACTGGAAATCAGATATTTTTCTATCAGAGAAAAATCGAAATACATGACTTCCACCACGGCCTGGAGGCTTTCGCCTAACTTGACGCAAATATCCAGCCTCTTCCAAGATTTTGAAATATTTACTAATAGTTGGACGACTAACACCTTTCCGCTTAGCTATTTCTTCTGGATAGACTTGCCAGTTTGGGTGATTAGCCAGCACCACCATCATGATGCCCACAGCTGTGAAATCTAGCGCAGGATCGTTGATAAAACTATTACTAACAGCTGTATAATCGTCAGTTGGATTCCTGAAAGATGAACTGGCAATCCAAATCTTTAAAGTATGTCATACGCTCCCCTTTCCATCTTTTTTCATTACGGTTAAACCGCAATATCGGTTAAAAAAATAATATCATCTACTGATACATCGAAAACACTAGCGATTTGATATGCTTTTGAAACACTAGGTTCTGTTATCCCACGTTCCCAATGCCCCCAAGTATCAACCGAGACATTCACAGCTGCTGCCGCATCACTTTGTCTCCAGTTTTTGAGTGTCCTTAGTGTTTTTAAAGTCATTTTCTGCACATTCCCACCTCCTTATCTAAATTCATCCAAGCTGACTTCCAGTGCATCAGCGATTTTGCATATATTAGGCCAAGAAAGGTATTTTACCTTTCCGCTTTTCAAGTCAGAAAAGAAACTTCGATTAACTCCAGCCATCTTAGATAACTGATGTCCGTTCAGATTTCTTTCCTGCATAATTCTGTTTAATTGTTCCCACATGTTACACCTCCCGAAAACACTATATGTTGTTAAACAAATATATTTAATTACAATATGTTGTGTTTTTCTGCTATCTATGTTATAATCATTCTTGACTAAGACCTCTCACGTTTTAGTCAAAATTCCAATAGAAAGGAGGTAATGTTATGACTCATTATTGGTATAACGATCGCGTTGATACTAACAATAATCACGAAGTACATAAACTTTCTTGTAAGTATCTACCTGATACAATTCATTCCACGTATCTAGGAAAATTCGACTACAATTTTCAAGCCATGGAATATGCTAGGCAAACCGAACCCTACAAGCAGTTTGACGGTTGCTACTTTTGCATGCCAACCGAACATAACGGCTAATTTGACTGAGTTGCTTCCTGCAACTCTTTTTTATGCTCTCGATTGCTAGCAATTGTTGAACGATACTCTTGAATAAAATGGTACTTCATTGTCTCAATAAAGAACTTCCGTTCATCAATCAACATTTCCCTCAAAAATTCGCATTCTTTTCTTAGTGCAATCAATTCTTGTATTCCTTCTGCTGCTGTTTGAGTTACTTCTGCTAATTTTTCCATACCAGAAATATCAACATTAACATGCGGCTGTTCCATTATCGTTCCCCTTGTTTTACTTTCCAGCGCCCTGAGTTCAATCTCATGGCTGACTTGTTTCAATAGCTTCTCACACGCTATTTTAGCTTCTCTGTACGTTGTGTTTTCGCTGATGAAGTAATCAGCAAGTTCGATGATTTTATCTTCCAATTCTAACTCGCTTTCAAATGTGGTATAATCAAAATAAAATGATTGGAGAAATACTATGAAAACTGCTAACGTTTCATTCCGTGGTGCGAGTCACCAGACAGTAAAATTTGAATATCCTGAACATTGCCCGCATTGCGGAAAAAGCATCTCGCCTGAAAGAATACATGTTTCAGATAGTGAGGATAGTTACGCTAGTGGAGATGCTCGCTTTGTTGTTACTTTTCGTTGCTCACGCTCAGCTTGCAAAAAATACTTTTCTGTTGAGTATATTTTCGAATCTACATCTAAGCCCTGTGTAATTGTAGAATACAGCTACCGTCCACCTATCAAAGTAAAACTCCCTGAAAATATAGAGAAAATTTCTCCCGTTTTTGTTGAAATCTATTCTCAAGCAACAATTGCAGAAAGAGAGGCATTAGACCAAATAGCAGGTGTCGGCTATCGTAAAGCAGCAGAATTTCTCATAAAAGATTACGCAATCGCTAAAAATAAAGACGATGAAGGAAAAATCAAAACAATTATGCTTGGACAAGTAATCGCTACATACTTAAATGATTTCCCAAAAATTCAAGCCTTGGCAAAATCTGTTGCCTGGATTGGTAATGATGAGACTCATTATGTCCGCAGACACGATGGTAAAGATATCGATGATTTAAAGAAATTCATTCTCTCGGCGGCTCAATTTATTGCTGCTGATTATGATGCAGATGAAGCGTTACTTTTTACATCTTCTTCTGATTGAGAAATCTTAGAATCTAGTTCATCCACTTTCTCAGCAATATATGTCACGATCCTCAATATCTCATTGAGGGCTGTTCTTTCTAGTTCATTCATTCCGTTCTCCTTTCTGTTTGTGATATAATGAAATCAAAAATGAGGTAATTCTGATGAAATTAAATCCTGATTGTATAAGAGATATACTGCTAGATATTGAAAGTAAAACTACTTTCAAAACATATGCTAAGTACACCGAACCCGAGGACTTCAGTAATTTACAACCAAAGTATGAAGTTGACGAAATAATGTATCATATAAGACAATGTGAACATTCTGAATTGTTCATTGATAAAGTTTCGTACTTCATTGGCGGAGGTTGTATGGTAAGAGATTTATCTCCCAAAGGGCATGAGTTCATAGCAAACATTCGAAAAGATACCAACTGGAATAGAACAAAAAGTATTGCTAAAGATGTTGGTAGTTTCTCTATAAATGCTCTTACAGGTATAGCTTCACAAATTATTGCAGAACTAATCTCTAGGCAGTTCAACCAGTAATTTCACAAATAACTCAGCACTGTTGTTTTCAGCCGTGCTTTTTAATTTGAATTTTTCTACCCCTTTTAAAAGGTTTCCGTCAAGATAAATCTGACCGCCCCTTAATTCAAACTCATTCATCTTCTACTCCTTATCTTTTTTATCACATCGGTATTCCACTATCTTACGAATAGTAAAAGATACAATCACAAATCCTGCTAGGATTATCAAGCCAACATTTTCATCCATTGCTTTTCACGGCAAATGATGGTACACTATCA